CACTGCGATCTTTACAGTATACAGAGTGTACCAACCTGTAGTTACGCATAGGTGAACTTGTTTGGTAGCTACTCAGTCTATCTTCTGCATCAATAGCCATACCTATCTTGATCCAATCAGGCCATGCGGAGTTACTAATTGCATACACATAACCTTCTTTGATTTGTTTGTAGTTGTTAAGAGAACCAAAGGCTAGATCACCAAATGATTTGTAGTTACCTGCCTTGTGTAAAGGATGTGTCTTAGGTATATACTTACCATTGACCCACATTCTTTGTGGATTATTTGATTTATTATTTTGACCCATACAACTTTTACAATTTGTCTGATTAGATTTTCTCCATGAAGGTGGGTGGTTTTCTTCTGTTAGTTCTACATCGCATCTACTACATCTCATCTATGTTTCTCCCCTAATGCCTCATTCATTCTCTTTACATACCACTCAGCTTTCTTCATGTCCTCTACACCATTACCTTTGTAACGATACCTATGCTGATACTTGATCATGTTACCATGACAGTATGCAATGAAACCATCCAAGCCTAGCACCTGACGTATATAATCTATACACTCAATACCATCTTGGTTGTAATGTGCAGGTCGTTCGACAGGATCAAAGACATGGTGATCTTTAATTACTTCAAACTCTTTCCATTTAGCCATCATTTATTCTCCTGTTGTTCGTCAAAGTCATTAGCCAATTCTACGAAGGCATCTGCCAGTGAGTTGTGTTTATTTACTAGGTCGTATACATCACGTAGTACATTCTCAAGTAATGCTCTTTGTCTATTCTGTTCCCAGAGGTTGAATGCAAGTACTGCAACCAACCCCAGTAAGGATATATCTAACCACGTTATCAACATACATACCTAGCAATCTTGTACTCAAGGTCGGTGTGTACAATGCCATGCCATCCAGATAGTTTGTTCTTAACTACATTGATGTGTCGTTGATTGTCTTCTTCTTCTTGTCCTTCTACAGTTGGGTTCTTACTAATCATAATCATCAAGTCAGCTTCTGCTGCCTTACCTGTACGTGAACCTTCCATCATAGCTTGGTTGAGTACAACCTTACCCTCAGCTTCCGCAGATAACTGTGACATGTAGAATACTGCACACTCTTGTTGTTTAGCTATCTGCCTAGCATGAATAGCGTTAGCCTTGAGTGCTTCATCAGGACGTGAGAAACCTGCAGTGCGTGCAAACTTATCACCCATGTCTAGTATAACTACATCAGGTTTGTATGACTTACATACTGACTCAACCCAATTCATGTCACGTCCTGTTGCATCTTTGAACATGATGTTAGGTCGTATCTTAGCAAACGTAGCCATAGCATGTGCTCTGTTCTTTACTATCTCATGCTTATCCATACCAGTTGCAGCAGTAATGTATCTGTGTGCTACACGATGGTAGCCTTCCTCATTACATAGCACAACTGTCTTAGCACCCTGCCATGCAAATCCATTAGGACCTGCTACAAGTGACGCATGGAAAGAAGTCTTACCAGTGTTTGGTCTAGCACCTACTTCAATCAAGTGACCTGCATTGATACCTTCTACCTTACGTGTCAATGTAGGTATGTTGAACGTCCACTGTGACTCAAGGTCAGTCATTGCAATGATAGTATCAAGGTCAATGTCTTCCCATTCAATGTTTAGGTTAGGTGTGAAGTCATCACCATACTGCTCAAGCATTTGACGTAACGGCTCAAGACTAGACTTGCTACCATTCACATAGTCAAAGCCAAGGTTAGCAATGTCTTCACCAATCACCTGTTGGAATAGTTTTGATAATACCTCTTGGGCTACGTCACTACCCATTGGTTGTTCTTTGTTGATCTGATTAAACAATGCACTGTATGCTTGTCTCTGTGCTGTAGTTAGTGTGGGATTGTTAGACATAAACAATGCCTCAATCTCAGCAGGTGTTACAGTACGCTCGTAGTTGTCCATTGCTTTATCAATAGATTGTTTGATCTTACGTACATCTTTACTAAACAATCTGTCTGGGCAACGTGAGCCACGATGTTCATCGTAAAACTCTTTATCCATTAAGCTTCTTATAAGGGATAGTTCCATATGTTATTCTCCTAGGGTTGAAAGATTAGCCATGTCGGATGGCAGTCTATATTTTAAATCATCTTCGAGGCGTAGTACCTTAACAGTATCTACGTAACCTCGTAACTCTTTTGCAAACTGTAAAGTCTTGGGTAATGCATCAGGGTCTAGTGCAACTATAGCCGTTGAGAACTGCGATAAGTACTGCTTATGTCCGAGGGATAGTGATGTACCCAACACTGCAACCCCTACATATACATCACTGTCTCCGACAATGGCGGCACTGATGCAGTCCTCAACAACTACAGCAGTTTTACCATGTCCCGATGCATATGGCAAGATACTTTTTCCATACCTCTTCCACTTAGGTATACGTTTCCCAAGTGATCTACCTGTAGCATCAACCATAACATTGTCATGTACAACAGGGAACACCACACGATGTTCCTTCACATCATACAATAGACCTAGATGTTGTGCATCAAGACCCCACGTATCACAGAAGCCTGATATACTTTCGTAGTCTCGTACAAACCACTCAGGTTTTGAGAAACTTATAGCATGTGTCTCTTCTGCAACACGTCCCAATGATTTACGTATGTCCTCAGCGGTAAGTGTAGTACGAGTACCACCACCAGTTGGACAACTAGCCTTGTAACAGTTCCATATAATAGAACCCATGTTATTTGTTACAGTAAATGTATTCTTAGTATTACATATAGGACATGTCATACGTTTTGTTTCACCATTAGTAAGTGACAAATCATTTATAATACTAAGTATATTCATTATGTATCACTTTCTATGTTGCTCGCTGCACTCGATTGTACACTTACATTTCTCTGTGTCAAGGCATTATTTGCAGAATCATATGTATGTTTCATATATGGTTGCACAGAAGACACATGATTGTGTCCAGTAACAGACATCACTTGTCCAATTGGTACACCTGCATCAACCATCTGTGTTACACCTGTTCTACGTAAGTCCATAAGGCGTAACTCCTCTGGTAACTTAGCCAATCTCATGACACGTCTACCCACCTTAGACAATCTCTCCATAGCGTAGGGTTCATACGTACCATTCATAGGCTTAGGGTGTGGTGCTACATACTCTTGAAAGCCAAAGTCATTACGCTGTTCATTCAACATGTGACACAGATCATCTGATATAGGTAGTGATACATCAGCCCTACGTTTACTCTGCTCTAACTGCAGTCGCTGTGTACGTAGGTCAATGTTCTCCCACTTGAGTGTACGCATGTCGCCTAGTCTCTGACACCATTCGTATGCCATATGTACAATCAAGCCTACATTCCTGTAATCAAAATCGCTGTACGAATAATCAAGAAACCTGACAACATCACCATGTGACCATACAACCTTACGCTGTGGCAATGCCTTACGCTTGATGCTAGTCCAAGGATTTTGTGTGGCATGCTCCATGTCAATAGCATAGTTGTATACCCTACTTGCACATGTGGCTGCATGATTAGCGAAACTAATACCACGCTTAACCCACTCCTCATATGCTTGCTTGGCAACCTTAGTAGTTACAGTGTCATACTTCTTACCACCCATTGTCTGATGGAGTATCGTTAGGAAGTATCTGTAATCCACTTTAGTTGTGTCTCGTAACATATTGAAATCATTAGATTGATAGTAATAGTTAATCAAATCTGTCACCTTGCTTGATGGTTTTATCTGCACCACTAACGCCTTTTGTTCACGCCAATGGTCAATGTCTGCGTTCAACTCCTTCACAATACTACGCACTTCCTTGAGGTCAGTGCCATACTCTTGACGTGATACCACACCTTCATCAACTAAAGTCTGCGGTGGATTAAATCTGTAAGAGATCACCCCGTGAGGTGACACTCTCTCTTGTACATATCTAGGTAGCTTCGGCATTATGCCGCTTCCAATACACGGAACTGATTACTACTTACCCACTTGCTCACCTCTTGTTCACGTGACCACATGTTGATTGCTTGTGTATCATGCCCCGTGTTACGTAGGTTGAAACCATTACGTTCATCAGCATAACTAGCGTAGTTAGTGAAGGCAGAATACAATGCAAACTTGTTGTGTCCACGCACACTAGCCTCAGCATTATACAAACCAAACATCTTCTCAGCCTTAGTCTTAGAGCTAATGATACTCTCAATCAAATCCTTGACGTTGATAAACTTTAGGCTAGTCTCTGCCCACACTTGCATCTTCTCTGCTTGATGAAAGAAGTCAGTACGAGCACGATTTAGTTCATAGATAAAGCTATCCATAGTGAAGTTAGATGTGTTCTTCTTACGCACCTTGTCGTGATCACCAGTAATCATGCCGTTAGTACAGAAGAAATCTATAGCACCAAAGAATACTTGATTACTACATGACCCATCAATACCATGCAAGCTTATGATCCTGTTACCAATCTCAGTCTCAGCTTTGTCAGTTGTAATCTTAGTCTTGATGTTAGGTAGTGTCACGTCAAGCATAGCCCATGCACCATTACGTGCTGTTCTAAACTGATTGACTGCACCATCTAATGCATCAACACCTAGCTCTTGTGTGGCAGTATCCATTACCCCACGAAAGAAGTCACCATGTGCGGCACATTGGAATGTATTACCTACAATGCCTAGGTATTCACCTGTATCTTGATTGATAACGTACTTCTTATCGTGCATTTTAGTTGGTTCGAAAGCCACTTTAAAGTCTAAGTGATCAGGTATATAAGTCATGTTATTCTCCATTTGTTTAAGTATGTGGCAACTGTGCCATGTTTGTATAGTAATGTCAATGCTTTATAATATCAAACTAGTTACATAGCGAACCAATACTGAGAAAGCAAAGCCAATACCTAGCATAGCAAATGCTGTGAATATTATTACAGCTATCGTCATTATAGTTGCGTCACGTTTTTCTTTACGTGCTTGTACTGTTACAGGTTTACTTCTGTAGTATGGTTTATAC